TTCTATTACATTACCACCTAAAGGGTCTCTCAAGCCTCGACCAAATTCTGATCTAACAGCTTTAATATTTAGTCCTATGTTTTTGTTTATAGATGATAGGAAACCAATCTCTTCATTTAATTTTTTTACTTCTACATCTGTGTCACTAAGACTATCTATTTTTTTGTAATTCTTTTCAATTTTTCTTAGATTCTTATGCACCACTAACATACCTGCAAAAATATCATCTGCTTTTACTAATTCTCCTGGCTCAAGTTTAATGAGCTTTCTAATAATTTGTCTTTCTCCTAATTGCTCAGCATACCGAATCATGTCTGCTGTAGTAACCTTACCTCTTTTTAAATAATCAAATAGTTTTTTATTTTTTTGTTTTATTATATTTAAATAATCACCTGTAAAAGTGGTTGGTATTTCCATTGCGTCAAGATTTTCTAATACTTCTCTTCCATCAATAGTAGTAGAATTTTTAAATACTTTGTTAAATGCCTCTGACATTTCGGCAGCTTCTGCTTCAGAAGTTCTTTTAATTATTATTTTACCTTCTTGCTGAACAATATCTTTATCATCTGGAATATCTTTTCCATATACTTTTTTCTCAGCCTCTTCAGTAAATTTTATAAATTTTTTAAACATTACTTACCTATTTTTTTTGAAATTCTAATGGCAATTCTAACTCTTCTTCTGCTGATAATTTTTCTGGCACATCTCCTAGATACATTAGGTCTAAATAATTTTCTCTTGTATAAGCTAAATTTAACTTTTTCATAAGTTTTTTTGCATCATTATCATTCCCATTCTGGGGGATTGATTCCTCCTGCTTTTCGCTCAATCTCATTTCTCACCTCATCTAAGTTAAGTTTGTTATTTCTATATTGATACCACAAATTGTCTATATCCTCAATGTTTTGCTTTTGCTTATATGTAGATGGAAACAATCCTCTTACAGCCTCCCATGTAATTGATTGCATTTCTCGTGGTAAAACTCCTCTTTCTTTTGCAGCTTTTCTATATGCATCAACATAAATACCATAACTTCCTTGTACTCCTGTGATTGCAGAATTTTTCATAGCTCCTGTAAAATCTTTAGGCTTCTTCTTTATTTCTGGTGATGTTCCAAAATTGTGGTGTACAGGTGTACTATTTCCAGATAATGGTCTTAATGTAGCAGCAGCAACTGCATGAGTGTCAATAGTAACATCACCTGCGGAAGAGTTAGGATCGATTATATTATTATAGAAATTTCTAACCTTGTGTTTATTGCCCATTAATTTAGATATAACCTTAACATCTCCACCGCTTTCATATGCATCAATAGCTTTTGAAATCATGTTTAAACTATTCCATGCTGTTTTAGCATTTTCACCTTTATCAGTTTTTACAAAATCAGCGAAGTCTCCTTCTGGAGTTAATGTTTTAAACGATCTATCATTGTATGTTTCATCATAAATTCTTAACCAAATAGATTTTTCTAATGTAGAGTCTAGGTCTGATAATTTTTTATTTAGTATATTTGTTAATTGTTTACTATATCTCTGTGGTATTATGGTTTTTGCTTTCGCCTTCATAGTATTGTCAAACATAATATCTTTCTTATTTTTCATTATATCTAATACTCTATATGCCAGACTAGCATTCATATACCAATCCTTTTGAGGCGATAAAGCTGCAATAACAGCTGCAACTGATTGTTCATTCGTATCAAATTCTTTTGCCCAATTTTTTGTAACTTTGTTTGCTCCGTCATACCATAATTTCGATCTTTGTCTTGTTTGCTCTGGAACTTTATCATAAAGCCAAAGTAAGTTATCTTTAAGGTGATTAATGTAAGTTTCTGAAACTTCATCAGCAGACTTTTGTATTTCATCTTTTTTTAAATTTGGGTAATCTTTGATGAGATTTATATTATTCTCAAATATTTTTTTATTTGATTTTACTTCATTTAGACCAATATCAAGTTTGTTTTCTATAGGGTCAGCTTCTGGTTTTACTGCTGTAGGAAATCTTCCAGAAATTCTTAAATCTGTAGGAGCTAGTTTGGACAACCCTTTATCAACCATCTTACCCATTTCACCTACACCCATACTAGACATAGTCATCGAACCTTGATTCTCATCTACTCTTTTTTGTGCCGCTTCTCCCACTTGTTCTGATGTTTCTTTAATACTTTTGGCAACTGTAGGAGCTTGCTTGGCAGCTTCTTTGCCTACATTACCTACACCTAAAAACTCCCCTGCTACAAAGCCAGATTTAAAATCTTCTTTCTTTTGATCTGATACACTTAGATCATCAACAAAACTATCAAACATTCCTTTATAAAACTGTGATCCATAATTTTCTCTAGATAATGTCTCAAATGTATTCGCAAATGTTTCTAGTTTCTTACCATCTTCTGCACCGACAGACTTGCCTATACTTGCAAATAAACTAGCTAGATCAGTAGGGAAACCTAACGTAGCACCTACAGCTCCTGCTCCGATACTTGCAGTAGTACCTGCTACTCTTTCTAGACCTTCTCCTATGCTTTCAAGAAACGAGGGGTCTGGGTCTTTTACAATAGCCTGGAATACACCATCCTTTAATTCAAGGTCATACTCTATACCATTGTTTTCAAACTCTTGTCTTTTAAATATTTCTTCAAACACATCCATAATTATTTATTCTCTATTTCTTGTATTTTTTTTAATTTTTTTTCTATATTAGTAACAGTATCAGGTACAATGTTTTTATTCCTTTCTGCTGCTGTTGACAACCCTTGTTGAGTAATGAATTCAATATATTGTAAAGCATCCTGTAATGACAACATTTTTTTTGGATTTTCCCTCTCTCCACCATATTTCATGAAAGATATTTCTTTAAGATACCTATCTTTTTGTCCTAATAAGTTTTGGTTTGCTTTATCTCTAAACTCAATAATTTGTAACTTTTCTCTTTTTCTTATCTCAGCACTTATATCAAAGTCTTCACCTCGACCTTTGGCTTTGAGATAATCATCATACAAACCTCTTAACAATTCATTGGCTAACTCTCTGTCATTTTTTTCTATCTCTGTGAGTCCTCTTGTATCTAAATTAATTTTATAAGATTGTTCAAAATATTTTGTTTTGTTCTTAAATTCAGTGTCTTCGTTTCTAGCAATTTCTTTTGCTAGGGTTTGGTAGTCTGCGTAAAGAATGTTTTCTCTATTATCTAGAAGTTCTTTTGATGTCAGTGATCCTCGTGTAGCTTTTAAAAATAAGTCGTCAGACTTTACTCTTTGTTCTTCATTTAAAATAAGTGGATGTATATCTGGACCTCGTTTTGCTAAGATTGTTTGCAAGGTGTTTTGTTTATCTATAGGTAATTGAGATAGTAGTTGTTCTGCAACATCGTAATTTTCTTGTATTATTGCAGTATTAAAATCTTTTTCTATTCGATCATTTTGTTTATTATATAATTTAATCTCATCATCTTGGGCTTTTATATTTAGTTCTTCTTGATCTATTAAATGTTTTATAAATTGTTCTTTCTCGTCTGCCTGTAAAAAATTGTATATCTTATTTATTCTTTCATTGTCAGTTTTATTATTACTAAGTAAGGCTAGGGCATCGTCACTTGCTTTATCGTTTCTAAATGCCTCATCAAATCCTGCTTTAAATAAATAATCAGTAAATTTTTCTCTACTAGTATCTAAATCTTTTTTAAATACAGAAGGTGATATATTAGTGACGTAAGCTGCATCAGATATATCTCGTCTTGTTTTATTATATAAATCAGCTAGGCTACCACCAGAATCAAGTACAGCAGATATATCAGCTCCTAATTTTTCATACCTAGTAAACACAGCCTCTGTATACAATCGTTTATCATTTTGCTCTTGTATCTTTGCTACATCTGTTGCGTAATTTTTTAAATATCCATTAGCAGTAACACTTAGACTAGCCTTTACCTTTGTCTGAACTTCTGGAAACTTTTTTATCATGTCAGTATAACCATTGACAGCCGAGTCAAGCCTATCTGCATATTCCTCAATAGATACTTTATCTTGTTTTGATTTTACATCTATATCAGTAAATTGTTGCAAGGCAGTGGTCTCAACATCTAAGATCAGACCTTCTAATGCAGCACTTCTAGCTGCTCTACCTTTTGCTCCGTATCCATAATTCTTTAAAACATCTTCTCCTGTTTTCCTGGCATTAGCTAATTGTTCAAGGGTGATTGGATTAGCAGCTCCATACATTTCGCCTTCCTCTACTGCTCTTGTCTCCATCTCCTTATAGAAAAAGTTTGACATTTGATTAAGACTACTAGCAAGCTGACTCATGCCACTTGCCTGCTGTTCAAACATTCCTGCTTCAGCGGAAGCACTTGGGTCATAGCTTGGACTAAAAAATTGTCTTTGTAATGTTCTTCTTGTTGCCATCTATCCTCCGAATGCTGGTCCTACTCTACTTGCCATAGATACATTTCTTGTTCCTGCGGCACCTACTCCTTGAAAAGCACTAGCTGAATATCCAGAGCCACCACCTAGGCTTAGTCCTTCGAATGCACCAGATAGTCCTGCTTGAAAGCCTGCCATTGCTAAGTTACCGAGAGCTTTAGTTCGAGCTTGAGAGGCAGCCATCTGACCTCTGTACTCTAAGTATCCTGCTTCTCTGTTCGCTTGTTCTACCGCTAACAATGCATCCATCTCAGTTATACCAAAGTCTAGTGAGGCAGGTCGTAATACTTGTTGCCTGCTTACTGTCTGAACTGATCCCACTGTAGGAATAACTGCACTTGCATATCCTCCTGCAAGGTTTGAGGCTAGAGCCACTTTAGCTCGTCTCAGTATCTCATTGCCTTTTTCTTTAGCTTCTACTGCTTCTACTCTGCCCTGTAATCTTCTGTTACGAGCTTGAGCATTATAAAACTCTTGTTCGGATTTTCCTGCGGCTACAGTACTCCTGTACTGCAATGCAGACATTACTAAACCAATTCCACCAAATACCGCTGACGCACTCATTGACTACCACTCACATTGTATTCTAAACCAAGTAACGTAAAAAACAAGGGCTTAGTTTGGGTTATCTCTATCTGAGCTTCCGTACTAAATCCAAGTATCGGAGTCACTCTTTTACGTCCAGAAAATACAGTCTCAGAAGAATCTAAAGTGTAGGGAAATTGTTTTAACGGAACTTCTTTACCATTGATCGCAATGTTTTGTGTCTGAAATAAAATAGGACTAGCATCTACAATTCTTTTCTTACGTCCTACCATAGTGCCAGAAGAAAGTCTTGGTTCGGCAGGTAATGTTTTAGCTAGGACATCGTAATGTAAACCCACCTCGACATAAGTCGTAGGGACTTGATCTATCGTTATTTGCCCAGACGAAACAGTTTTCGTACCCAAGAATATATCATCCCTAATAACTTCCACAGTTTCTCCTTCCAGGTGTGTAAGACCGGATACTGTTGTTGAGGTAGGCTTAGACCCATCATTACTCCCATCAAAAAGCTGGAAGCTAGCATCAGTAGTTCTGTCATCATCTAATAACTCCACATAATATTTTGTTGATGAATTAATTGTTCTTTTTACAATAACATATATATCGTTAATATCCACACTACAATCTTCAAAAGTTCCGTCCGTAATAAACTCTGAAGGAGCTACAACCTTTTGTGTTCTATGTATAGAGTATGCTGCCATAGTGCCATCGGTTCCATTCACAATAATTAATAAATCACCATCGTCAGTAGAGGTGGCTCGTCTGAACGTAATCTTAACAGGACTTTTAAGAAGGTGGCTAGATAGTAAGGATATGTTATTAGATTGATAGGATAACTCTACGTCACTAAATAAAAATTCTCGTAAGGCTTTTCCAGATCGCTGTAAGAATATAGTACCACCCTCCGCAGCTACAGGCATAATGTTTTCTTTTGATCCAGATTTAGTGGCTGCTTTTAATGTGAGGTTTTGCGGAGTAATCGGTTCGGACTCAGCCTGCTGAACGTACCACTCATTGCCTGTCGTAAATATTTGTAAATCACGTCCACTACGCAAACCTGTAATTGCGTTAACAGTATCCGATGATAATAAAGCAAATATGGAATCGTCATCAAGCCCTTCTGATTCTAAGAAATTAAAGAAGTCGGATATCTTACTACCAATCAATGCGGAAGGTAAAGATTTAGTACCGCCAAAGTATAAACGACCCTCATGAAATACTGCACTTCTAGGAAAGCCTCGATCAGTGCTAAATACATCCTCATACCCAAACTCTAACTCATAATCACTTTGAGCTGACGTATTATAGAACGGAACTTCTACATTGGTTTTAACTTTTGTACTAGAAGTAATCTCAACAATCTTTGCTCGACCGAATCCGTTAATTACTTGAACATACTGTCCGACCATACTTGTAATTGTAAATGTAGACGTGTTGTCTGGTTGTGTAGTCCAATTCTCTGAAACAGTGGCTACTTTGCTTGAATGTACATAATCCGATATAATTCTAGTTTGTCCAGAGCCTGTACCTCCTGTAATTTTTATTGTTGAGCCATTATAAATATCATTATTACTCGAAGCTCCACTGTGTAACGTAATTGTATTAGTGCCACCTGCTTGAGCAGTATCGCTTGCACCATCATGAAAAACGTGTGTAGAAGCTGTTATATCGGATGTGCCATCAATCGAGCTTGGTGTAATTGTTCCAGAAGGTGTGGTGGTATTTAAATTAAAAGCAAACTTTGGTGAAGTAAGAGTAATGGTAGTAGCGGTCCACGCAGTATTAGTTGCACCTCTCTCTATTTTCAAAGGAGCTAAATCCTCATTAACAATTATGAGTGTGTCGGCTGATTGCGTAAACGACACCTTGTCGAAAGATATATTACCAAAGGTAAGTGTTAAATAATTATTACCAGACCCATTAATATTAGTTACAAGTGAGCCACTATTAAAAACAAACATCCTCGTATTGTTAGATGATGCAGTAGAGATTTTAACGAAGACTAACATAAACGAATCGGTAGTAGAAAATTCAAATGGAATAAGTCGTATGCCTTGTTGAGCTGTAATACCAGATCCTAAATGACTAGTGATGTCGAGTAGAAACTGAGTGCCAGGTCTACGTTCTATAGCTCCTTGCGGAATACAAACAATGTTAGTCGCTTTCTCTAAAGCATTCTGATATTGCTGAATGTCCACCCTACCTTTTACGAGAGGGTCAAACTCACCCATAGTGAATGACGATTGATACTGAACTATTCTCGACATTAACTGCGAACCTCAGTAAGTAAATACTGAGCAATAACAGGTGGGGTTTCTCCTGCGCCATCTAAGTTAATAGCAGTTCTAAAGTATCCACCTCTATTGTTCTCAGCTACAGTACCGAGGGCAATCTGTTTATAGTATGCACCTTTCTCGGTTTGATCTGTAATTGTTTCAGCCAAGTTCCAGGCTAACATATATACAAGGAGTTGTACGAAATACGTTGGTAGTTTACCCTCTACGATATCCTGTTGATAGTCTACAAATATTTGTTCTCTATCCGTTAATAATGTCTGACCTTGTATTGTCCAATCAGTAATAGGAGCAGCTCCTCGATCACTACTTGCATAGACAGTTCTTGGTACACTATTTAACATATCTGGGGGGAGGGCGAATTGATATAGAAAATGTGCGGTGGGAGCTGTTGATAATCGAGAAAGCTGTTCCTTTTTTAAAGTAAAACTCCAAGGATACATTCCTAGAGTAGTAGCTTTAACTTTGGGATATATGATTGAACACGCATTGCCGACAGCAGTTCCGTTAGTAAAGTTTGATATAGTGTCAGCTCCTAATAGTAGTAGGGATTGGTTTGCTATGCTGACTTGAGTATCTCCTGCTGCCATAAAAAATTCCTTATAAAAGTAGGGAGCCGAAGCTCCCCACAGTTTATTATTTAGTCAGAGTCAGCAACACTAATTGCTGTTCCATCACTCACATCAACTACACCACTAGCATTGCTTAATACAATTACTAGAGAAGCAGTAGGTGTGTTTGAGTCGTGAACATAAATTAGATCACCAACTTTTACTTCATCAGATACACTATTAAAATATCCAGAAGTATTTACAGTTGCGATAGCATCTGCTGAAGTGTACGTCCACATTTGTGGAGCACTACCTCGTTTGCTCATGCCACCAATAGGATTCCATCCTGTTCTTGCGAATGCCATAATTTACCTCCTAAGACTCTCTACAAGTTACTTGAACTAGACCGGCAGTATCAATAACCGCTGCTCCAGCACTATACATGGCACTTACCAGGAAGGACGTTTTTTCCGGTATATAGTTCACCTCAACCTTAGGTGCTACTGATACACCACAGCCTGTAGATGACTTATGAAAGAAAAAAGTTTTCCTGTCACTTGATCCATCAAGATTTAAGCCGCCTTCGTCTCTATCACCTACAATATGAAACTGAAAGCCCATCATAGTGTTAAGCTCACCTGCGACAAGTGCTTTGATGTTTTGGAAATCGCCACTAATTGCCCTTTCATCGCCAAGAAGACCTGCGAGATTGTTCGCATGAATAATTGCGTGTCTGTCGCTTGGAGGAACATTAGCTGCATCAAGAGCTTTCTTAGCTGCAATGATTTTACCAATATTCAAGTCAGAAGCTGCGGCTGAACCAGAAGTTACAACTGTATTAGCAATCGTAGTGCCTGGAGAAGCTGCTTCCATTACATCGATTATTATTTGATCTTCTCTTCTAGCAATCGCTTTACCAACAACTTGAGCCAACTCTTGTCTCTCATCGAAGTTCACTTTTGCTTGGTCGAAAATATCGCTATATTCAGCAGCTATGTAATCTGTCATAGTCGCTGTCACTGATCCGAATGAAGTGTTTAACGGAACAACGTCTGTTTGTGGTGTTCTTACTTGAGATACACCTTTTCCGATAGTAGGAAATTTTACAGTTGAACCATTAACATTAGTTCTCATTCGTACAGCATTTCTTAGTACTGCTTCACCCTGGTAGGCTTGTTTTACTTCAGCCTCAAAGAGAGTGATAAATGCAGTTGATAGTCCTGTACTCATTTGTACTCCTTATTAAAGTTAAATATAAAAAACTAATCGCCTATCGGTTATTGAAAAAATTCAGCCTTGGCTACAAGATTACGTTCTTGCAACGACTCATTTCTGAGTAGCCAAACTTGCCCTAGATTAGGGTTGTAAGTTAATACTTTATTTATAACTTTTTTTTAGATTATTTTCAAGTCGAACTTTTTCCGTAGTAAACTACAGGGTTTTTATATTCAACAAGCCTTCGCTTTTTATTGGGAAACCGAGACCCCCTACAGTCTCGTAGAGGGATTATATGTTTCGGCTTTTCTTCTTTCATCTATCTTTTGTCGTAATACTCCACAAACTTACGTTCTACATCTTTACGGAATCTTTCATCAGTTCCATATCTAGGATCGGCAACTAAGGATTTTAATTCTTCCTCATCCATTCGCTGACCTTCCACTGTAGCAGTCGGTATCTCACGTTCTCCCATCATGCCTCTAAATTTATTGAGAAGTCTCTGACCAGAAGCTGTGCCTCCCCATACTTCAAGTTCATTGTAATCATCCTCAGATAACATACCTTTGTTAACTAACCCCCTACCCCACTTGACGTTAGAGTTAATAATATTGTCGGCATTCTCACCGAGTTTAGTTTTCTCCTCTTGGATATGTATCTCTTCATCCTGTTGAGCTTGCATACCCATTTCAGCAATCTTACCTGCGAGTTCGTCAAAGGCATCTTGAGGTACGTTGTTATTTTTAGACCACTCCTTAAAAGTATTGACCACAGGATCATCCTCCGCAAAGCCAAGTTCCTTAATATTATCTAAGCTATATTCTTTAGGAGCTTTACCATTACCAGAGTGAAATTTCTTTTCTAGTTCTCCGTATGCCTTGGCTAAACCTTCAACGTCTGGACCATCCTTCTCATGCCAGAATTTTTCTGGAAATGTTTCTGGTCTCGTAAACTCAAGGTTTTCTAAATCCTCTCCGTCATAGATATCTTCTTGTTTACCTGTAGGCATTCCATCCTCAACCACTTCTTCTGCTTGTTGTTCTGCATCAGCCATCAAGCCTTTTGACTCTTCTGGTTGTGGTGTAGGTTGTTCTTCTTCTTGTTTTACTTCTTCATTTTCGATCATAATTAGCCCTCCTTATTCTGGTTATTATTTCTCTTATAATCGTATTCTGACCATCTCTATAATATCCAAAGCTATTATCATACCCAGGTGTCCAAGTTGGAGTGTCGAGGTATGTGTCCTTGAGATGTATCAGTAATTTTTTCCCATCTTGTGATGAAAAAACTCGTTGATATAATTTATCCAAGTCAGTAGGTTCTATCTTTTGATGTGGGTTAGGTGTTGCATCTAAGCCTTCCCAACCTGGACTATTTATATTTTTTTGTTCTTCGTTTGTTACTTTCATTTTTTTTTGCCCTCCATAGCTGTGGATCATATCCACCATAATTAAAATTCATTACTGTTCTTCCTGTGGTGGTGGTGCTTGCTGAGCTTGTTGCTGTTGAGCCATCATCTGAGCTTGCTCCGCCATAACTTGTTGCATCTGCATTCTCTCTTCGTAAGTAGTTCTAATATCCGCAGGTATTCCCATAGCATCCGCAATGTAGTCGGCAATTTGTTCTACCTTAATAGTCATCTGGCCTGTTGGTCCTAACGAACTAGCTATCTGTGCGTATTGCATTACTTGATTTACTTTCGTCATATTGCTCGCCATAGCAAGTTCACCAATCGGCTGTACCTTAACTTGTAGTCCGTTTACCTTCAGTGGTAATTGGATAATACCGAGTTGATCCATAACTTCTAGAGTTCTTCTTACTACAGGATACATAGTCTCATTAATCAATCGACCAAACGCAGCTCCTAAGTTTTGCGATAGTTGTTTCATTCTCTCGGCAACCTCAAGTGCAGTTCGAGCTGACATAGTATCTGGTGGCAAAGATTCGTCTAACATAATTTTCTTAATATTCATCCGTAAGTCATTCGCCACAATCTGAGATAACTGAGGGTCACCACTTCTTGGTAATGGTTGTAGGTCAGCTCCTCTAGGACCTCCGTTACTGTTGACAGGTATGATCGCACCAGGAATTAGGTTTATTGCGCCAGGATTCAAAACTCCAGAATCTACTGCGGTGTAGACTCCTGCAATAGTTAGTGAAGCATTTTTAAGTGTAAGTTCTAATACTCTGTTCAATGTTTTAATATCTGGTAAGGCAGTAAGTACAGGTCCTCGACCATATCTTTCGTTAGCAGCTTTCATGTAACGTGCTACCACCCAAGGAAATGATTTTAACTCTCTATAAACAAGCTCATGCTTTCCATTATAATCAACAATCTGATAATGATATTTACCTGTATCCTTGTCGTAGTAAGTACCCTCGATCAGCTCAACCATCTCGCTTTCTCGACCTTGATAACTGTTCTTCATATCTTGGGGTATTTTTACATCTGGAAATTCTTGATCTAATACTCCGTAAGGTTTTTTCATTCTTCTATAGACTTTATCAACAGTGCCGAATGGACCTTCCTCAAAGGTAACTAAGAATGTCGGTACAGCAGTATAACGAATCGGAGTCACTTCGTCTCCAGGTTGGATCAGCATGATCGCACTGCCAATGCTGAGTTCAAGAAGAAATTCGCCCATAGCTTGGTCAAAATTAGATTGTCGCATTATATCGAACATTCTGTTGTTATAGCCATCTAAAATCTGTTGCGTTTCTATTTGCCTTTCTTTCGGTATCTCAGAACCAGGCACTAGACGACACCACTGAGTAGCAGGTGGGAATAAACCACTCTGTAATTTATTTGCAAATTTTTGCGTACTATCTATAGCAGTAGAGTCAAACACTCTCGCCATCTTATCTTGACCTGGTGTATTGGACTCGTAGTACCCATCGTAGAGGTTTCTCATAGGTAAAGCATAGCGGTATGCATCTTCGTAAATTGATCTCCAATTATCCTTATGACTATTACTTAAATCGTATTTTCTTTTTAGTTGTTGAGCGTTTAGTTTTGCCATTATGTCCTCTTAGCTTTCATTAATGAACGTCTTTTAACCCTTAAATTTGCTCTTCCTCTTGGTCTGTTGCTTGAGCCTACAAATTGCACTTGATTCGTCCGCATTTTATTTTGAACATCTTTTTCTAAATTACTAAACATTCTATCAAACTGTTTACCCTGCACTAAATATCCAAGTGGACCTAATCCTGTAATAGTTTTTTTAAGACCTGTTCTACTTGTTTTTATAAAGTCTTCGTATGTCATGTTTATAGTTTTTGTCATTATGCCTTCTTATGTTTGTTAGCAAAGTTACGAGCTGACTCTTCGTTCCTAAAACCCCATGCTCGTAGGGCTAGTGCTTTTCTGGTTGGTGTTCCGTCTGGGTTTTTCATAGGACCTTTCATTCCTGCAAAGCGAGCTGCGAAACTTACACGTCTCGAATTTACTCCCTTCTTAACAGGTGGTTTTAGATTAGCTCCCTCTTTTCTCTTGAAGTAATCTCTGCCTGCTTGAGTCAAACCACCTTTAGGATTTTTGTGTTTTTTTAGCATACTTCATCTTAGAGTTTTTCATAGACATTTCAACCTTACCATTCACTAACTTGGCGAATGACTTGGCTTGATCTACCCCAGATTTATTGTACGGAAACATTTTGGTTTTCATACCATCTTTAGTTTTGTACATAACTTTTGGCATCGTCTCTCCTTTTTTTAGGGTTTCTAATATATTTTTTAGCCATAGTCTCTTGGATTCCTACTTGGACCGAGGGTCTGTTGACCTCCTTGATCTTCTGGTCTTCTACCTACAAAGGCTGTCATTAATCCTTGAGAACCACGTCTCGTTCTTTTACGAGCTGCAATCTCTCTAGATTCTCTGGCTTTAGTTTGCTCCGCCTGTCTTTCTCTACGAGCTATCGCATCAAGCTCCGCCTTAGAAGGACCTGGAGGTGCTTTTGGTTTTGGTGGTGAAAAAAATCCGCCCATATCTACTCCTTATCGTTAAACAATCGACTCATAATATAAAAGTCAGTTTTATCTGGACCGAACTTTCGTAACAATCCTTCCTCAGTAAAGTAACACTTTTTAGCCCATTTGTATGCTAGGCAATTCTGACTACTAACATTTATCTGTAATCTATGAATATTTAAGCGTTTTGCAACGTATTCAAAAAACTTGAGACTTGCTCTATGAAACTTAAATTTATTTTTGGTTAGGTCTTTACATGGTAACATCCATGCCTCATATACTCCTTCCCATAAAGGCAGTATGCCAAAACAACAGGCAATGTCTCCAAAGGATACTCCACTAAATGACAACCCCTCCATCGGACACGTTTTTATTTTTTCTTCGTAATCTACAAAGCTGTTCATGAGAGAATGTTCGGACTCTCGGAACTCCATCATCTTGAGATGCGTATAATGAAACGGAATAAATTTATAATCGACCCCATCCAGATTTGTTGCTTGGTTTAATTCTTCGCAAGTAAATGTCATTTATTCATTTTCCTTATGTTGCGGATATGGGTAATGCACATACACAGGCAGAGAAAGTAAAGAGTCTTATGGTCATTGATGTAGGTAAATAGAATCCACCAAAATTGTGAGAACAACCCAAAGTATCCAGAATACTTCCAACCATTCCCATAAAGATAAATAGAAATTATAGCGGTTAGTGTGGCAATAGATTCGACAAATAAATACATCATTGTAACGGATCAAAATCTATTTTAGCGACCATCGGTTTGAGGTGTGGTCTATTACCCTTAGTCATTCGTCTATGCTCTCCACCTCCGAGCAGACAATATCCTGCAGCATCTCCGATATGCGAATGCTCATTCTTGTTCGGTGTATCCCTAAATCTTTCTTGCCCTGCTCCAATAGCTACTCTCTTAAAATGGTATCCGCCACTCAACGATTTTCTCAAGCGAACACATTTACGATCTATTCTGAAGCCAGGCTTGTTCTCAACTAATCTCGTCATCGGCATCGCCAATGCTTCTCGTCTCGTTCTAAAATCATTAGTCGCAGTAGGTTTGGCAAAGAGTCCATGAGTTTTAAGATGTTCAAAACTTGTGTTCTCAAATATCTGGTCACGTTGCATACCTGCAGGATCACCCCATATCTGTAACTCATGCTTCGGAAAGAATCTATCGATATCCTCTTTCAGTAAAGTACAGAATCTTTCTAACCCCATATCGAAAGTGACAAGCTCATGTAATACATTCCATACACCCTTCGGAGTTCTCTGCGCAAATACAGCGGCAGGTGTTAATCCAAAGTCAAGTCCGATCTGTATCGGTACTCCATCTAGTATCTGACAATCATCGACCATACTCGCATCGTCATACTCACTCCATACAGGCTTGCCCTCTTGTACATAAGTAAACTTACCCTCGGCATAACAACGTATCCAATCTAGATTCTTACCACCCAGAAGCTGTTCGTAATATCCGACAGGTAAATTATTGAGATTCTCAGCCTTATCATTCGTCTGCCACCATTTACCTGCGGAATGTACAAAGCCTTGAGCCTCTGGCATTTCTTCTGGCACTTCCTTCGCCTCGAATACTCCAGGCGGTTGTCGGAAAAATTTCCACGCAAACTTTCCTTTCGGCGGTTCTTTCTCGGATAATCTATATATCCAATGATCGTCATCGCATGGGTTAGTATCCAGAATAACTCCTCGCCATGTCGGACCACCATCATCCTTCACAGGGTATCGTCCTACCCTATGAGTTAGACCATCCACTATTGACTTTGGCAACTCCCTTGCCTCATTGATCCATCCTCCTGTCACTTCAAGAGATAATAGCTTACGGACGTCTTTAGGCTGATCTAGTGCAAGGAAGATTACTTCCAGGTCAATGCCTGCAGCTCCTTCTCGACTCGGTAATTTTATGTGATGTGTTATCGGTGGTGAGTTGCGAACAGGTCCATAGATATGCTCTGGAAATAATTCAAGCCACGTTTTGAGTGTCGTAGTTTTCAACATCGGATATGAGTTTCTTACAATAACAAATCGAGAATACTTGATACCATCTCGCTTGCTCGGTTTTTGTTGGACAGCTCTTTTGAATATCTCAGCACAGCAAGCATACGATTTCCCAGAACCGACAGGACCTATCAAACCTCTGACGAAAGAGTTGTCATTAAGGAACTTCCATACAGTAGGCGATTTACTAAAGTCGAGTTTTAGTCCTGGGATATTACTGTTCTGCATAAATTATACTCTTAAATAATTGTTCAGCGATTTGTGGTACTATGGAGTTACCGAGTGCTTTGATTCTGTTGACTCTATCTTTGTGTAATTCATAGGATACCCCATTAGGAACTCCACGAAGTTTGGACTCAGTTTGCCACCATGTACGTTGTCCTTGAGGGCTACTGATGGAACTGACTTGTCCCTCGCCATTGGAGGTGGATACATCCCCTCGTGATCTAGTTTGTTGATCACATCGTTCAGTTTCGCTCCGAACTTTGTTCCAGTTTTTAGCCTCGTCACTGACCATCCCTTTGAGTTCTGATTTACTGTGTCTGGTGGTGCTACTACATCCATCTGACAACTCGCCGATGGTGTTGGATACATTGCCATCGTTTCTGGATCTACTTGTTCCCTCAGATTGGAGGGACGAGTTCTCCCTTTTCTGTGACCTTGTTGAAGTTTGAGTGTTCCCTCTTTGCTCCTTGGTGGTAGATGATCCATTGTGTTGGGAGTGGCCCACAATCCAGACTCTTTTCCTTTGGTGCCAAGCACCGATGCCTGAAGCTGGAATAACAAGACATTGGACTTGGAAACCCTCTTTTTCCAGGTCATCTTGCACCTGTCGGAGTACCATGCCGTTTTGGATGTTAACAAGTCCGTCAACATTTTCTCCAATAAACCACCTCGGTTTACACTCGGCAACAACTCTAATAGTTTCATCCCAGAGGTATCTATCGTCATCTTGTCCTTTGCGTTTGCCTGCGACCGAGAAGGGTTGGCAGGGGAATCCTCCGGAAACAATCGTTGCTGAATCATAGTCTTCTCCTTTTATTTTTCTTATATCATCAATAATCGGAACATCGTTCCAATGTTTTTTCAAGACTTTTTGGCAGAAAGGTTCTTTTTCTACAAAGGCAATAGTCTCAATGCCAAACTTATCAGCTGCTAAACTAAAACCACCAATACCAGAAAATAAATCTAATAACTTATGTTTTACCATTCTTGAGCTTCTCTTTTTCCTCAATGCATTTCTTTAACCTCATCTGGAGATTATGCACTTCCTTTTGTTTTTCCTCTAGCATTCTGTACATCTTCATAAATGATCTCCCTTAGTTTTAGTATCGTTAATCTACGAGCATCCACTAATGATATCAAAGGGTACTTACCCAAAGTATATCTATACTTACGTCCATTGTGACGATATTGAATACTCCAACTCTTATGGTTATTCGCAGTTACTCTTAGACATAATCCATTCCTATCAGTGTATGATTTACGTCCTGTTGTAGGTGGTTTAATTAATTTAATTTGCCGATCTGTTAACATATTACTCCTTCTCCTCGGTAGGTCCTACCATTTTTATATCTATGACCGCAGGCTTGTCACCCTCGGATTCTTGATCCAATAAACCTGCACTCTTCGCTAGCATCTGTAAAACACGCACCTTATCAACCATCTCGATATCTAACGTACCATCTTTTAGAATACGAACTCTCTTGATAGCTGATAAAGCATGTTCTGGTATGTCCTTCACGTCCTTGACCTTGGCGATACCACCTTCCCATTCAACGACATCCGAGATATTAGCAGTACCAATATTAATCAGCTCACTCGCTAATGCCTCTCGGTTTTTATAAATAACATCGCTGCCCTTGATCTTTCTCTTGATCTGGCGGACACTCGCAAAATTATCCAGACGTGGAAGAACTCTCTTAACCATTAGAACGGCACGTTGTCGTCAAATTGATTAGTAGGTTTTGGCGAAGGGGATGTAGAATTGTCTTTCTGAGGTAATAGCATTACCTTCATAATCAAAGCCCCATTCTTGTCCTTCGTCTGTATCGGAAGAGAATTAAATATAATATCCCATCCTCCTAATTTATTTTGAAAAGCCTTACCAATATTATGCCAATACGTCTTGCCATCTTTTCCCTCAAGTGGGACAACTGCATTTAATCTATCAACCATGAAAATCTCCTTGTAAAAAGTTGAAAAATATTTTTGAGGCACCCCCCTATACGTATACGCACCCCACCCCCCCTAGGTATGCCTCTAGACACCACGTCTATTTTTTTTATTACGAGTGGATTGCTACGTATTCCTTGCTTTGCATTTCTAGACTTCACTCTAGTGTTGCTAAATCTAATCAAACTTCAATCTCCTTTTAGGTCTCATGGCCTTTGCCAGATCTTTGATGACATCCTTTGCACTCTGAGGCTCTGGCTCCAATGCTTTGAGTATGTATGAGATAGGAAACAGCGGAGGCTTACTTGGATTCTTCTTACCTCTCAATATACTTCTTATCTTTTTAGTTAGATCGTATTGATCCTGGTATTCGATCAGCTTCAACATCTGCTGCCAATCTCTTCGATCTGGAATGAACTGCACTTTGTAGATTTCTAAATGCAATTTCTGGTATTCCTTCATCATCTCCAATTCATTTATTTTATTCTCTTTAATAGTACTTCTTATATTATTATTTAGTCTAGTTCTATTGAGTCTTATTTTATATGCATCTGGTGCATGTTCTGATATGCGTGTGGTGCATATTTGATTGTCTTTATTATTCTTTTTTTCCATGAGCTTTATTGTATTTTTTTCCTGTTGAGATTGCAACTCTTCATCTTTATTTAATGCTCTCGAATATACTTCTCTGTCGCTCATTGATGGATCATACATTACTCTATAGATACTTGACTTACCATATCGAGAAGGCTTGGTGATTAGTGGTGAACCTTTCCGAAGTCTATTGATGTATCCCCATTCGAGTAGAGATGTGATGGCTCTGGATACAGTGGATTGAGTTCTCTGGATTCTATTAGCTATGTACTGCTGAGATGGATAGCATACTCCGGTATAATTATTCGCACTACTACAAATAATACATAACACCATGAGTTTGTGTGGTTGTCTCATGAATCGTTTATCATTCAAAGCTCGAGAAGGAATAACAGTGAATGGTCCTGTGCTGTAAACACTCTGGACGTTATTCTTCACTCCGTTACTCAGTATCTTCTTGCGTCTCTTCTCTTCGTAGTCTGTAGCCATTCTTAACAAATTGTTCATTACATTTATTCTCTAATACTATTCTATTACCTGTCACCACAAAAGGTTCGTCACTCCAGAATAATCTCCCACACCAATCGCATTTTAACTGATGAGGTTTATACTTTGTTACCATTGGCTAATCTGTTATGGCAGTCAACGTGTTCTTTTATTAGCTGCTGCAATACACCACCATAGGTAAGGTTAGTTGTTTTTCTCACTAGATACATATCCTGTATATCCTTTAACTTCATATCGTTATTCAGACAATCCAACATAAACTCCGCAGCTTCTATTGCCAACAGTCTATGGGTCTCGCCTCCATGATTATATTTCAACGTCACTTGGTGCATCTCCATCAGTTTTATCGTCTCCTTGATTCTCCTGTAATCTATTTACTTCGTTTATTTCATAGTCCAGAAGTCCGATATATCGACACAGATACCATTGAGCCTTCTTCAAGTCTGTTCGCATAGCCTCACGTCTTTCCAGGTCTCCTAAGTCCTTATGCTTGTATTCAAACCTATACAAATATTTATGTACATTGCCAAGTAAGAACCCTTTGAATCCTTTGTACCCAACTCTATCTCTGATATTGTCGATACTCTCTTGACCTTCCTGTTGATAATGTTTTGGATTTACTACGTTTAGATCAGCCATTATACCTCCTTAATTGTTATGTTATATATAGCTTCAGTTAATTTCTTTTTGATCCGATATACTGAGGTCTTTACCCCTTTAACGTCCTCGACAACCTGTTTACCATCTTCGTTATACATAAAGTCAGCGATGTAGGTGCATATTTTCTTTCCATTTACTTGAATAGGAAACTTTGGCTGTAACACCAGGTCTGATATTCTCTGTTCCTGTAATAGGAACTTCAGCTCCTTGTATCGCAGTGCTTCTTTCTTTGAGGCAAACATGATTCCATCTACCTCGGTTCTAATTGCTCTGTATTTATTCACTCCGCACCATTTTCATTAATCTCAAGTGTTCGCCCCATTTATAACATACCCACCCATAATATCCTTCTGGCTTATGATGTTTTTCGATCCAATCAGCAACAATTTCCTGTGCATTCTGGCAGTTAGGATACTTTCCAATAAAGATATCGTTACCTGGTGGAGGATAGATTGACTCCACTAATATCCATAGTGCTATTGCTGTCTTACCAAACATTAACCAAACAACTGTTTAAATTTACTATCATCACCGATCGACACGTCACAGTAATGTTCTACTAATCTATTCATAGAAATTCTTTTTCTTTTCGATTCTTTTTTTAGCTTACTGTACACTTTGTCATCTAATCTTACTACAAATGCCTTCATTACAATCCTTTCATTCTCTGCCTAAATGCACTCTTTCTGGGAAGGAAAAAACGTGAAATAAAAAAAAGTACATTTAGGTATTGTAATAATATCAAAAATATATAATATGTATACTAGGCAATGATGCCTATTACAAAAGAAGGAGAAAAAACGTGTATATAACTAAAATTAATAACAAAACTAATTCAGTTACATTTGTTGATCACACCCAAAACCGAAAGGAGTGGAGAGCGCAACTTATATTGAAGGGCGATAAGTGGGGCCTGGATAATTGTTACACTCACGATAAGAACGAACCTATGATTGAGTTTTTTGATATGAGTTATCCGGAAACATTTGGAGAAGAAGGCCAGGCAGTTTCTATGTATTCACTTGGCACACTTTCTTATGACAACAATCCTTTATCTAGGGAAGATCTGATGAAGGCTCCGGCTAGAGATCCGGAAGTAGGTCTTGATCTTCAAAGTGATGTTGATGGATGGGAGATCTCCGGTCCTTGTCTTACTGAGGTGTTAAATACACTCAAAGATTTGTACATTAAAAGCATTATAGCTCCAGAATACTCAAGTTGGAAGAACTAATTAAATGGTCAAGGGGGTACACCAAAAGTTGCCCCCACAACTAACGAGGTAAATAATGAGAAATCTTTTTAAATTAATAAAGTCTGATGAACCCACACTTACAGATGATGAGTATGTGTATATAAAAGATAAATCTGTAACAATTCAAATTTGTGGCAATGGTGTTTACTGTGTTAACAAGTGGGTTAAAACTGAACAGACAATGTACCATTCTCCATTTATGTCACTTAAAGATGCAATGAAACTTGTTATTAACAAAAAATATGACGGAGTAGATAAATGTGGAATATAGCAGCAATTAGATTGAGTGACAGTGCAGCTGAAAAAGCTAGGCAGATGTTCATACTCAAAGATTATTTTAAGAGACATAATATTACTGACGTTCAATATGTTGAGGATATAGGTACTTCTGGTGGAGTGCCCATCCTTGATAGACCAAACTTAGGATCAGTTTTAAAGAAAGCTCCCAAAGGAACTACAGTTTATGTTTCTGATATCTCAAGGCTTGGTCGTCTCGACTACGACATGATGAAGTTTAGAGATGATAAAAATTTTAAACTAGTGGTGTGTAATAATCCAGAGATCACTGAAGATAAAAATAGAATTATGTTTGGTATGAATGCAATTATGTCTGACCAATATCGTAGAGATTTATCAGTGAAACAAAAAGAGAAATGCCAAGAGATGCAAGCCTCGATAGCTGACAAAGGATATTACATTACTAAATCTACAAATCGCAAAATGACTAAGCTCGGTGTTCATGGGTTCATGGATAAGGCGAGAGCCAAGGCTAGTCAATCCAGAAAAGAGAAGGCTAACTTTTACATTGGTCAGATCAGAATACATCTGGAGGATGCACAGAATCATTCCGAGTCTTTACTCGGCATGGCAAACTATCTTAATGCAAGAAGTGTAAAGACATCTAGAAATAGTTCATGGTCTGCTTCTACTGTAAAACGTGCATTAGATAGACTTCAAACACTTTAACAAAGGAGATATTATGAGTGTTTATTTAAATAAACTAAGACGATTCGTAAGGAAGTATTACGATTTTTTTCCAATCATATTCTATGCAGCCGTAATCATGTTTATGTTATATGCATTTATGATTGTCGGTTGTGCCTTGGACGATGCTTGTTACGAGGTTCACATGAGATCAATAGAGGAGGTTCCGTATGTCTACCCCCAAGAATAAATATAGCAGAGACGGATTCGAGATCGGAGCTTCTAAGATCGGTGTAGTCGTTCTAGGTAAGAATGATTTCGGCATGACCAGAGAAGGTCTTCGTCAAAGATTCGTTGACATCAGAGAGAATCCGGATGTTATCCAGATGGATACTACTAGATTCCAAGATGCAGCGGATCGAGGGAACTACCTTGAGGACGGATTGCTCCAATGGGTAGCAGATAAACTTGATAAAATGGCGGAGGAACGTGATGAATAAATGGGTATCATTAACTAAACCGACTAAGGCCTATCGTCTGGAGAAGTATCGTATGGCAGCTTCCTTGGATGGAGTCCTCGAAGTTCATGGCGGAGCTATCCCTTTTGAAGATCCTCAGACAGGCGAGGTCGTTATGCTTGAGGGCAAGGGATGTTGTGAGATCAAGACTCAAGGATACAATGATGGTCCTCCCACATACGAGAATATACTACAAGTCCAGGCTCAGATGTTATGCTCTGGATTTAAGTGGGCGATAATCGGCAAGCTCGGTCCACGTCTCAAGTTCGAGATGTTCGTCTTTAAAGGTGACGCTGATTTACAAAACACTATCATAGAATATGTCCAAGACTTCTGGAACAAGGTCGATAATAATCTCGCCTACGATGATGACCAAGAGCCAGAGAAAAGTTTTGTCGATTGGACGGAACATAAAACTGCAAATAAGTTGACCGATTTAGTCAACAATCATGAGTATGCTATTGAGCAGATCAAGGAATGGACGGATAAAAAGAATGTCATGAGAGATTCAATTATATCTATGTTGCAATCCGAGAATGTGAAGTACGTTACTATTAATAATAAAAAGGTAGCAGTAGATACTGTAATTAGAAAAGCTACACCAGAGAAAGTCGTAGCAGCTAAACCAGAAACTAGTCATACCAAATTAACAATTAAGGAGATCAAGGATGAATGAACTTAAAAAAATTATGGAGGAGATATCCTCACTTAATAAAACACATGGTGTAACTCAGAAAGGTGGTAAGAAATATACTCAAGTAGTTCACCGAGTAGAAGTGTTTAGAAGGCACGTTGGTACTACCTACGGCATACAAACTTTTTTAAAAGTTGACGATGGTAAAAGAGTTGTAGTCAAAGCTATAATAAAAAGTCTAGAAGGAGACATTATTGGGTCTGGATATGCAGAAGAATTTCGAGGAGCAGGATATGTTAACAAAACTTCTGCCTTAGAAAATGCCGAGACAAGTGCAATCGGTAGAGCTTTATCAAGTTTGGGTCTGTCTGGAGGTGAATATGCCTCGGCTAATGAGATGGACACTGCTCAACGCAATGAACAAGCCTCTAATTTGCCTGTCAGTGAGCAGAAAGGGGGTAAGTCGACTCGTACTAACCAAGATTTAAAAGAAGCTATCCAGAGGTCTGAGAATGCTAAATACAGACTATCGTATCCTGGTAACAAGTCTGAGCACTTTGATGACATAGAAACTGCTATTCAGTCTATAAATAAATGGTTATGGACAGTAGAAACCTACGAAGAGAAACCTAAAGACCAAAGGCTTATGGCAATAGGAGCTTTCTTTGAGCAGAATAAACCGATCATGGATATCATGAGAAAAGAAAAACCAGATGATCTTGCGGAAGTAGATGCGAGGGTGAAGAGGTTTGAAGATGACTAAGCCATTAAAAGAAAGTGTCTATGACTTTATTATATCGTATGTATCGAGCAATGGATTTCCTCCTACACAAAGTGAGATCGCTGATAGCTTGAATCATAATACACGTTCAGCAGTTCAGTTGGCTTTATCTAATCTTGAAAAAGAAAATAGAATATCGAAGGTCAAAGGACTAGCTCGATCCATCCGAGTTATCTAACTCACTTATAGCCTTTTCCCATGTGGAGGAGGCTATACTTTTATCCTCAAATATTTCTACCTTTAATCGTCTAGTAACACTTGTCTGATGTATTACAGGTATAAAGTATACGTTCTCATGAGGAATAGATACGAGTGCTATTATATCGCAATGCTCTCTGGTGTACGGAACTTTCTTCTTACTTGAGTAACTCGTAGTCCACATAAAATGTGTAGGTCTGGAACTATCTGGAACACTCCGCGCTTTGACTTGCACTCTATATAATTTACCTTTGGTGGTCGCAATGATATCTGATCCGTTGAGTGGACTGATAGTATTCTCGATACCCATCTGAGTTAGTCTAAGAGCTGCGATCAGTTCACCGATTCGCCCTGTAGATACTTCAGACATTACACTAGCAGACCCTTATGATATTGCTTACCATCGAATGTTAATACTTCCCCTCGGTTCTCACCAGAGGTCAGACTTACATGAACCCAACCACTATTCATATCACCCTTCTTATAACACTCCAGGATACATTGATCGAAAGGAAAGTGATTGATTATCATCTCCGCTAGACTCAGTGTACTCAATGAAAGGCATTCAATATCCACAGCTTCGCCCTTGCAATGCTGAGACATCTGACTTGATCCAATAGCCAGAGACAGCTCCGGTGTTCTCCAACCGCTAGTAATGATTATTGGGGAGTCCACTTTCTCTCGGAGGGGTTCGAGTATCTGAGTGCAAAGAAAAGAAAGTTTAGGAATGATATCCTCTGGAGGAGTATTGTCTATTCCCTTACGAGCAGCGGTTTGGCTTTTCGTAAATTCTTCTAGCTTGAAATGTTTGGATAACTGCATTTTACTTCGTAAGTTTTTTATGTTTCTCGAATGACCGCAAGCCACCCAATCCCAGCATGCCAAGAAGAACTGTCATGAGTGTATCCATATCGAATGTGGGTATCTCCATCTTAAGTCCGAATAAAGCTAAAAAAAATATTAGGAATGGTTGAATGATAAAATGATATCCCATAGCTAGAGTGCATATCCATCCACACGCAGGTCTCCATCCTGCTATCCACCAATGCCTAGACTTTGCCTCTTCCTTATTTACTTCGATCTGAGACTTGGCAATTTCATGTGCTTGTTTATCAGCCATCGTAGCTATCTCATGAGCTAGTTTATTCTTCTGATCTTTATCCTCGATGAACTTATCAAGTAAACCTGTTACAGGTCCTATAAGTGCTGTTAACATATTATCTCCTAGTGTACGTTAAAGTGATCGCTAAATATCTCGGCATCAGTATTCAGCATTATGTTTAAATGTTTTGCTAACTTCTCAGCATCCTTCATATCATTACATCCATAGAATCGTATACACACTGTCGGAGGTTGTTTCTTCGACTTATGCTTCTCAACCTCAACTGTAAATGTATAAAATTCGTTTGTCATATTATCTTTAATAATTTTAGTTCATAATAAATAAAAAGCAATAGCCCAGATATTGCAGCAATAGTTATAATTATTGTCTTTCTTCTCTCTGCTTGACGTTCAGCTTCCTTCAGTTGTCTTTTCTTTTCAGCTCGCACTGATGCTATCTCAGCTTGTAGTCTTTCCCATTGACCTGGGCTACCATATAACGCAAAAATTTCTCGGAGTTCATTTCTCATGTTACGAAGTTCTTCTTTACGAAGGTGAGCTTCAATCGCTTGAGCTTCTACGGAACTGAATCGTCCAAGTAAACTCCTGCCTTTCTTCTCTGCTTTGACATCAAGGTTAGCCTCGCCCACTGCCCATCTAGATATATAGCCAGACATAGAGCTAAGATCCTTACCGATTTTAATACCTTGCATTATAACGGAATGTGCAGACTTAACTGCTGCGAATGCTGAGATTGGATCAATCATAACTTGATAAACGCAGATACGAGTGCCACTATCACTGCTACTGTGTTTGCCATCATTACTGTCTCAAGTCTTTTTATTCTAGATTTTAAATCCGATATATTATCATGGATGTTTTTGTATCTCTCAGAACAAACTTCCTCATGCTTGCTGATTCTCATCTCATTCTTATCGGCTTTGGTTGTCATGACTTCTTCCTAAACAAATCTCCATCTGCTTTTTTAACAGTGGCTTTTCCCTTGGCATGAGCTTTTAGTCTAGCAACAGCCCACTGATGAGCAGACATCTTAGGTCTACTGCCGCTACTATAATAAGCTCCTAAACCTCTACGATAGATCTTGTTTGCTCTATCCGATCCAAACATTTTTTTATATTTATCTGGTGCAGACATATTACCCCCTTGCTCTTTGTTTACTTATTCTATCCATCATTGCAGGTGTTAGTTTCCCTTGCTTGTAGAGTTTGGCTGTACGTTTAATCTCAGCTTCTCTTGACTTAGGATTCTTTGCACCACTCACATATTTCTTAGGAACTCCTCCCTTGGTTTTTGGAACTGTCCTAAACTTTCTCATTAATGATCTCATCAGAATATCATCCACAAAACTAAATTAATAATAATATATGTAGTCATTTCTTTTTCTTTTTCTTAGTCATTGGTTTTGTTTTTCCGTATGCCATTACTTCTCCTTTCTATACCCCCATCTATTCTCGGACTTATCCCATACACCCTTCATAGCTTTAGGTATCTTGATTAAAAAATTACCGAACTTAATAAGGTTTTTAGTAAGCATCATCTTTTATAACCCTCAATATCTTCATCATCTGGTAATGTGTTTATTGTAGCTTTAGTCTTAATAGATCCATCTTCATTATATTCTGTAACAAACAATGCTTTTAATTTATCAAGAGTATCGCAATCACTTATTGCTTGTACTATTTTATCAGCTTCTGTTCTTACAGATGCCCTGTATGTAGTAACTGCACTTGGTATAGATTTACTAGAATCTTCAGCTTTTCTTACTACCATCCAATCTGTAGGTGCTAATAAACCAGATGCTTGTTTTTGTATTTGTTCTGTATATATGGTTTTCAAACCTTTAGTTGCTACATCTCCTACATCTTTACCTTCTGGAATAATACCATCAGTTTTGTTTTGAGAAGTATATAAAGTATCAGTTATTTCTTTATCTTTCTTATTAATAGTTTCTGTAACTGTACCTTTAGAATCATCTACTTTATAAGATGTAGTTGTTGCAATTTCAAACTTATTATCTGGTGTTGATCCAGATATAAACTCATAAACACCAATATCTTTGAGTTGTGATTGAGTCCAATGTTTAAATATATCTTTTGGATGGGTTACATCACCTACAGTAATAGGTTTATTACCTCGTGTAATTTGTACTAATTTACTATTTTTAACTATTGCCCACATAATATCTCCTTATACCATATTTATTCATATTTATCTAGCAGTTACAGGACTAGTACCATCACCTGTGAAAGGATGAGAAGCGAACGCCATAAAAATATAAGAGCCACCAGATGCATTATTAGAGTTTAAAGTGTTTCTTATTTTAAAACCATTTGACAGAAAATCCATAGTTATTGCCGAAAGATCGGGTTCACCACCTGCATAGTCAGTCATTAAAGGTGAGCCAATAGGATTAGATGGATATGTAACATCATTAATCATTGACCAGTTACCACCAGTGCTAGAATCTGTTCGCTTAATCAGTAACCAAGCAGGTCGGAATCCTGTGTAAATAAACGGACCATCAACCGACCCAAGGCCACTGTAGCTAGAAAATTTTGAAAATCCTGGAATTTCATGCCAACAATAGGCAACATAGTCTTGCGAGCTATACCACCAAGTTCCTGTTGTAAAAACTGATGATGTTGGTGCAGTATTGTTCCAATATGCTGCATTAGTATAATTAGAACCATTGGTATTAAGAAATTGAGCATTATTCCAAGGGGTTGAAGATAATTTATGATGTCCAACAATCCAGTTATCAGTAGTTGTTAAAACTTTACCAAGTATAAGTGATGGTGCAGTTGACAACCCATGCCCAACAGTTGCATTTGATCCTGTACCCGTCCATTTTACGATTGAAAAACCCGCATCAGAATTTGCTTGGACAGTTGAGGTAATTGAACCATCAGAATTACTTGCAGTTGTGCCTCCATTTGATAAAAAATTAAATGAACTAAATGTTCCTCCACTTCCATTATAATCACCAGAACTTCCTACAGTAAAACCATCTGTACCAAATGTTTTTAAACTATTAACCTCAGTGCTTTCAGCATCTGTCGTATTAAATTTTAGATTTTTAGTTACACCTCTTGATGTATCGAAAACACCCCAATCTGCACTACCACTATCTCTTCTTTTTAACCATGTTGCATCTGGTGCAAAACCTACACCTGTAACTGCATTGTCTGAACCTGTACCATTATAGTTAACTACATTAAAATAATCTTTTCCATTTGGTATTGTTGGTGTTGCCATATTATCCTCCTACGATCCTAAATTTTTTGAACAGTTTGCTAAAAATCCATTTGGTACTGAATACTTAAAGTTACCTACTCCATTACCATCACTATTACCACCTGCTGTTTCTTGTCCTCCAAAAGTTCCATCTTGTCCAAAGTTCCATGTTACAGTTAAACCATTTGCAGAACCTTTCCAACCACCCCAAACAATAGCTCCTATTCCCTCACCAAAATCTGTTGTTGAATGTTGATATACTTGACCAGTTCCATTTGCTGGGTCGCCACTATTTCTCCAAGTCCCATTTACACCTACCCACCATTTTCTAGTAGTAGGGTCATATGCCATCATTACTATATCACCTGTTGTTATTGTTCCGCCAATATTAGCACTAGCATTACCACCATTTAACCATATATAACCACTAAGATAATTTGTTTGAAATACCAAAGTGTTATCATCATCATCTCCACCAAATGTTCCAAGTCCTAATGTACCACCATAATTTGATTGTGCATCTACTCTAACTTCACAATAAGATTTAAAACCTAATTCTTGTGTTGTATAAAATTGGTCATCACCACTTAAAACATTTGTTAGATTACCTTGACTAAGTGTACCATGACTTAATGGGTTTAATGGATTCATTGTGTTAAAATTATTGGTAGGTGAGTCAGCCATTTGGTCGTGTGAGGCAAGTCCACTTGTTGTTAAATCATTACCACTTCCTGACTCATCATCTCCTAAGTCAGCACTATCTCTTCCATCAACAAAAAATCCTCCTGTACCATAACTGCCAGAATATTCTTTAGGAATCCATATATTAGATGAGTTGTATTCTCCAAAATCTGTTGGTGCTAAAGCTGAACCATTTACATAGTGCATTTCTGCAAGGTAGCCATCAAAATAATTACTTCCATTAGATATATACCTACCAAAACCAATGTTAACATTAGAACCAACA